ACCCAACTTTAAATCATGTAGCATTATTTTTTGAAGGAGATGTTATTCATCATTTAACCGATAGACTATCTTGTAGAGAGCCTTATTCTGAATGGCTGTTAAAATGTACAGGAAAGAGGTATCGCTATGCTTCGTAAAGTAAAGCTATATGGAGAGTTAGCTAAATTTGTTGGACACAAAGAGTTCGAGGTACAAGTAGATACAGTAGGTAAAGCTGTCAGTTTTTTAATACATAACTTTCCAGGTATTGAGTCTTACATGAGTCCAAAATATTATCAGGTAAAAGTTGGTAATTATGACATAGATAAAAATGAAATAGATTATCCAGTAGGTAGAGAGGATATACACTTTATTCCTATGATTAGTGGTGCTGGAAGAGGTTTTGGAAAAGTATTACTAGGAGCAGTTTTAATAGGTATTGCTATAGCAGCACCAGGAGCAGGATTTTTAGCTCAAGGCAGTCTTGGTTTTGGATCTACAGTTGCAGGAAAATTTAGTCTTGCTGCAACTCTTGGAAACATAGGAATAGGTCTAACTTTGATGGGAGTTAGTGAGATGTTATTTCCTCTACCAGAACCCCAGAAATTTAATTCAGAAGAAGATCCGCAATTATCTTTTAACTTTAGTGGAGTACAAAATACATCAAGA